ATAACAAAACTAAACAAAGCAAATGAAAAACTTGAACAAGCAAATGAAAAAGTTAACAAAGCTAAAAAAAAAAAAAAAAAAGTATCAGGTCTTGGTGCAAAAGTTACTAATGAAGAAGCCTTAGCTATTGCAAGGCAAAAAGAAGAAATAAGAAAACTAGAAGAAGCTGAAAATAAATCTGAAATACAAAAACTCCAACTTGCAGTAGCAAGAGAGAGATTAATAGAACTTGAAGAACAATCTATTGCAATATCAAGAGAAGAAGAAGAAGCACTTAGAAATATAGAACGAGCAGAAGCAGATGGGACAACACAAACTGAGAGACCACAAGAAGCTCAACAAAACTATCAAAAAGCACAAGAAGATTTAGCTGAAGCTACTGCTGATTCCACAAGTAATATTTTAGAAATGGCTTTAGCAAAAGCAGAGTTAGACTCTGCATTAGAAGATTTAAGGTCAGCAGAAAAGTTTAAAGACGGTATTAATGAGATAGTTAGATTAATTGGTGGAGACTTAGACACTCTTACTAATCAATTCCAAGCATTGATGAATTTATCAGGTAGAACTATTGGAAACGAAACTATGCCTGATACAAATATAAATGAAGTTATAGACGGATTAGAAGCAGTAGCAGATGAATCACAACCACCTACAACCCAAACAAAAGGTCGTAAGTTTGGAATACTTGGAGAAGCCGAACAACAATTTGTTTCTGACTTTGCAGAGAGAACAGGTGGTAGAGTTGGTACAGGTGGTGGTGGTGCAGTAATTACAGTTAATACAGGTAACTTACTTGGTACAGAAGAAACTGTACAATTAGCAGTTGCAGAAGCTCTTAGACAAGCTCAGCGTAAAGGTATAACAGTAGTTACATAATGAGTGCAAACTTTGATTCCAATGTATCACTAACACTTGAAGTAGGTTTTGATTCAGAGCCTTTTGATGAAACACAATCTTTTACAGATATAACTTCTTACCTAAGAGCTTTTACAACTAGGCGTGGTAGAGCTAATGAGCTTGGCGAGTTTGTTTCAGGAACAATGAGCTTTTCTGTATCAAATGCAGACAATAGATTTAATCCAACAAATACAAGTTCACCTTATTATGATTCATCAATAGGTAAAACTAAAATACAACCATTAAAAAGGGTTAGAATATCTGCCGTATATGATTCAACAACATACAGAATATTTGAGGGCTTTTTAGATAAAATACCTGTTTCTTACCCTGCAAATGGTAATGATTCGGTTGTAACATTAGGTTGCTCAGACGCTTTTAAAATATTTAGAAATTCAGATATTGCTGCAAAAGGTTTTAGGTTAGGACTAACTGGATTATCTGAGGTTGGTCAATCAACAAGACTAGCAGTAACAACATCAGGTAATGAACTTTCAAGCACAAGGGTAACAAATATACTAGATTCAATTGGTTGGCCTTCAGATCGTAGAGATATAAATACAGGCACAAACCAAGTTGGAGCACAATCAGGTACAGATAATATATTAAGTGCCTTACAAGAGATTGAAACTGCTGAAAATGCACAATTTTTTGTAGCCTCAGACGGCGATGTAACGTTTAGAAATAGAGATTATAGGCTTTCAAATACAAAGGCTATAAATGTACAGGCAACATTTAGTAATGACGGCTCAAATTTACCTTATCAAGATGTATCAGTAAGTTTTGATGATGATGAAATAATAAATGTTTATGAATGGCAAAGAGAGGGTGGTACAACACAATACAAGGCAGACGCAGATTCGGTTATAAGCTATGGTGCATTTTCTAATCAGAAAACAACAATAAATATAAGTGATTCTGATGTTAGTTCTCTTATATCACAAAAAATTGCAGAGACATCTACACCTATAATAAGATTTGATAAATTGGTAATAAATCCAAGACAAAATACGCTATTATGGAATCAAGCGCTTGGTAGAGAGTTTGGCGATAGAATTAAGGTTAAAGTTGTCAATCCAGATAGTTCAAGTTTTGAGGACGAATTGTTGATCGAAAGTATTCAGCATAATGTGTCTGCACTTGCACAATCATGGACATGGACACTAACATTAAGCCCAGCAGGTTCTTCAGCATGGATATTAGGTCAAGCTAAACTAGGTGAGGGAACAAGATTTGCTTACGCATAGAAAGGTATAACATTGGCAGGAGCAGGATTTAAAGTATACGCAACTGGTGATCTAATCACCGCAACAGAATTTAATACATTTTTGCAAGAACAGGTAATTATGGTGTTTGCTGATTCAAGCGCACGCGATTCGGCGGTATCAAGCCCTAGTGAAGGCATGTTTTGTTTCTTAAAAGATTCAGATGTATTACAATTTTATAATGGCTCTAGTTGGGCAAGTTTTATTGGCGACGGTGATATTACAGGCGTTACAATAACAACATCTGCAACATCAGGTTTGTCTGGTGGTGCTACTGCTACATCAGGTGCTTTTTCAAGTACATTAGTTATCGCACCAAATCAGGCTACATCTGCAACACCAGTTACCTCAGATATATTAAATTTTGGTGACGCAAGTGATAGTAACGCACTTAAAAAGGCAACATTAAATGATTTACCAATTTCTAGTGCCACACAAACAGCTTTAGACAATATAACAGCAGGTACATCTACATTAACAGTACCAATAACTGTAAAGGTTGCAGATGACGGGTCTGGTAGTCAAAATGTATTTTATTTTCTATCAGGTTCAGACACAGGTGCAGGTACAAGATCGACAAGTTTTGATTTAGCAACAGGGTTTAAATATAAATTTGACATAAGTGATAGTTCTAATACAGGACACCCACTTAAATTTTCAACAACCGCAGATGGTACACATGCCAGTGGTAGTGAATTTACAACCAATGTTACTTCATCTGGAACAGCAGGCAGTAGTGGTGCTTATGTACAAATAGAAATAACACCTGAAACATTAGGTATTGCAGGTGCAACATCAACGCTTTATTATTATTGTCCAAACCATAGTGGTATGGGTGGTAGTGGTTTACTTTCATTGTTACCAAGTGCAGGTGGTAATGGGGGTACTGATTTGGCCTTAATTTTGGCTTTGGGATAAGGAAAGGAAAGATAAATGGCTAACACTTTTAAAAATGCTTATTTAGACGCAGGTACAAGTAATAGTGATATTATTGCAGCTATTGCGTCATCAACAACAGCTATTGTAATGTCATTAAGAGCTACCAATGTAGACGGCACTAATGACGCTACTATTGATGTTGAAGTTGTAGACGGATCATCAGGCGCTTCTTATATAGCAAAAGGCATGAATGTTCCTGCAGGTAGTTCTGTTGAACTAGCAGGCGACAGTAAATTAGTTTTAGAGACAACTGATAAAATTAGAGGCCTTGCAAGTGCAGCAAGTGATATTGAATTTTTTGCAAGTTATGTAGAAATAACATAAAGGATTACAAATGAGTGATTATGGTTATATAGGTGCTGGCGAGGTACAAAGAATAAACAGCAACAGTGGTGTATTTAAAGTTAATGACTTGGTTTCCTTATCTAATCAAGGCGATTTAGCTTTATTACCATTTACGGCAAGTGGTGGTACTGAAACCACTAGAACAGCACAGACTTTACAATTACGAGTACATACATTTACCTCTAGTGGTACTTTTACAGTTTCAGCAGGTAAAGCCACAGTTTATTATCTTGTTGTTGCAGGCGGTGGCGGTGCAGGATCAGGTTTTGCAGGATCAGGTGGCGGTGGTGCAGATGGTATGCTTACAGGCTCAATGGAATTAGGCGTAGGCTCATATACAGTTACAGTTGGTGGCGGTGCTGTTGACGGTGCTAGCAATAATGGTTACTACGGATCAAGAGGTGGCTCATCAGTTTTTCATAATATAACTGCTACTGGTGGTGGCGGTGGAGGCTCTGGTACATACAATGGTGTAATGGCTAGCAATAGTTCTTATCGTAATGGTGGCTCTGGTGGTGGGTCAGGTGCTTGGGGAAGTACAGCAGGCTCAGGTACATCAGGTCAAGGCTCAAATGGTGGTAATGGAGGCTCAGGTTTTAATGGTGGGGGTGGTGGTAAATTAAGCCAACCGCCGTCAGGGGTTGCAGGAGCACCTGGTGCATTTACATTATTATCAGATGACAGGTTTGCTACAGGTGGATCAGCAGGCTCGACAAGTAATGACGGTAAACAAATAGGATCACAAGACGACACTAACAATTCAGGTAGCGGTGGTCGTGGTCATGCGTCCAATAAAGGTTATGGCGGACACGGTAATAGTGGAATTGTAATTTTAGGATATGAGGACTAATGGCACATTTTGCAATATTAGACGAAAATAACATAGTTACAGACATAGTAAAAATTGACAATGATGAAATGCTAAATGGCGATGGTGTTGAAGTTGAACAAATGGGAATTGATAGATGTGTTGCGTTATTTGGACAGGGCGATTATGTACAAACCTCATATAATGACAACATAAGAGGTAAGTATGCAGGTATTGGCGATAAATATGATTCAACATTAGATAAATTTATTATTATGGTTGCTCCTGCGTCTAGTTGGACTTTTGACGAAAATACAGGCGAGTGGGTTGCACCTTTAGAAAAGCCAGAAGGTTGGAACGAAAATGATTGGAACTGGGACGAAGAGGCCTATCAAGCAGACAATACAACAGGTTGGACACAGAACGTACCTAATAATGATTAATTAGTTATACTAATTATTAAATGATTTTTAACAAGCACCAATCAACAAAAGTTCAATATTATATTAATAATGAAGCTTTAGATACAGAATTTGCAAAAAGCCTTTTTCCAAATATAAAAAAATATGATAGTAATAGTGGTACATTATGTCCAAGTGTTCAAAGTATAAATAAAAGAATTTATAAAATATTATCCCCTTTAACAGTAAAGATCGAGGTTGCTAATGAAAATAATGAATATATATATAAATATGATTTTGATGAAAATACATTTAATACAAATGAGAACAACCACACATTACTTAGTAGATTGTTGCTTACCGAAATAACAAAAAATAATTTTAAACATTTTCAATTTTTTACACCCTACACATTTATAACTGATGATAAAGATTTGGAAATTATGACCATGCCTTATAGTACAAAATTAAATAATATGGAATTCATTGGGGGTGCATTTAAACCTTATCAATGGTTAAGAAATATAAATGGCAGTTGGAAATTATTAGATGAAAATAAAATAGGGTCTATAAAATTATTATTAAATCAGCCAATGTTTTTAATCGTATTTAACAAGCCAATTGAACTAGAATATGTACAACCGACAGAAAAAATAATAAATTATTATAAAGAAAGTAAACACATAGTAGGTATTAGAAATAATTTAAAAGATATATACAGAACAGTAGCAAGCAGAAGACCAGAAAGGCTTTTAATTGAAAATAATAAATAATTTTTTACCAGAAAATATTTATAAAACATTATACGATTATGTATCAGGTGAAAATTTTGCATGGTTTTATATTGACAAATCAGTACATGATGAAGAAAAAGACCATTTTATGTTTTGCCATACTCTTTTTGTAGATCAGGTAGGTGTAAATAGTGATGTATTTAATTTTATGTTGCCTTTACTTACATACACAAGTGCAGTAAGCCCACATCATAATTTATTAAGAATTAAGGCAAATTTATATACACAAACAGAATATATAAAAGAATTTGCTAGGCACGAAGATTATCCAGAACTCGATCAATACACAACCTGTGTCTACAATTTTGATACCTCAAATGGATATACAAAGTTTTTCTATGAAGATAAAACTGAAACAATACAACGAGAGGCTAACTCTTTGATAATCTTTAATGGAAAAATTGAACATTACGGCACAACACAGTCTGATAAAAAAACTTCTGTTGTTGTAAATTTTGATTTTAATTAGTTATGAAAATTGAAATCTTGCCTGTAAAAAAAGAATACGAAGTTTTACTTGATCTTTACCCACCAAAAATTGCTAATAAATTTTTACCTGATTGGTACAAAAAACAAAAATTTATAGGACATAAAGAACATCACCATAATTTTTGGAAAGGTGGGGATTTAACAGGTGCAAAGGCGTGTCCTGCTATACAAGATTTGGTTACGACAGGTTTTGTAATACCTTTATGGGCCAATTTTTATTTCACCACTTTAGATAATGGCGAACAAGTTTATGAATTTACAGTTGTTGAAACTGTACAAGAGCCTTTAAATATGCATGTAAGCGCTCACCCTAAAAAACAGGTTGCTGATTTAGATTTACAAAAAAACAATGAAGGTCAAATATTAAAATTTCAATTACCTTACTGGATAAAAATACCAGAAGGGTATAACCTATTATTTACTGACCCGTTTTACAATTTTCGTAAAGACATAAGGTGTTTAAGTGGAATTATTGAGGGCGATAAATGGGGAACATTGGCTATCCCTTTTGAAATTTTAAAACCTGAATTTACAATAATGGCGGGGACACCTTTAATTCATGTGTACCCTGTAAAAAGAGAATCAAAAAAAATTGATCTTATAAACAGAAAAGCAAACGATAATGAATACTATGAAATTAAGAAAAATATTGCTAAGGTACAATTAACAAGAACAAATTACAGAAGTGAATCATGAAATTAACAGTAGTTAGAACACAGTTTGGTGCAGACGCAACCAATGGTCTCTTATTTATTAATGGTATATTTGAGTGTTTTACCTTAGAAGATGAGGTAAGAGATGTAAAAGTGCATTCAGAAACAGCTATTCCTCTTGGTGAATATGAAATAAAGCTAAGAACAATAGGTGGTTTTCATGCAAAATATACAGATCGCTACGGTGCGGCGTTCCATAAAGGTATGCTAGAACTTCAAGATGTACCAAACTTTCAATACATATTAATCCATACAGGCAATACAGATCAACACACGGCAGGTTGTTTATTGGTTGGTGAAACACAACAAGATTTAGATAAAGGCAAAGACGGGTTTATTGGTGGATCAGGCGACGCATATAAAAAAATGTATCCAAAGGTTTTAAAATGTTTGTTATCTGGTGAAAAAGTAACAATAGAATATACAACAATACAAAATTTATTAGAGAAACCACTATCTAATGCCTCTACTGATGATGTTGTTTTAACAAGAACAGTTATGGATAAATTATCAGAGATTAAAGGCGAGCTCATGACTCTTAATGCTAAAATGGACGGTAAGAACTTTCAGTAATATTTGGAGGTGGACATGGTAATAAATTGTCCAACTTGCAAAAAACCACTGATACAAGATAAAATGATTTGGCGATGTCTAAATCGTAAATGCACCAAATATAAAAAACGCCAATTTGGAAAAATAGAAGAGGAATAATGTTTAATAAAGATTGGCTTATGAAAGTCGGAATCAGGACTCTTAGAACATTTATACAAGCATTTCTTGGTGTACTAGTAGCTAGTGGAACAGGTATGGTTGAGGTAGATGTTTTACAGAACGCACTTGTAGCAGGACTAGTGGCAGGTGTAACCGCAATTCAAAATGGTTTAGAAGAATGGACACCAACTAACAAAGGCTAAAGGCCTAGTGTTCGATCTTAAAAAAATATCGTATTGTGTATTCGCATGTTTAATTGCAGTACCAATACACGCATTTGCGGAAGAAACAACAACTTATGAAAGAATAAGTAATACTGGTCAAAATACCACAGATATTGTATTTGATTATGGTGGCTCTAGTTGGAATAGGTTAGATATACATAGTGGTGATTGTGGCTCTAATGATCAGGCAGTGCATTTTAATATGCAGAACAATGCTGACCAAACAATAACAATGACTTTTCCAGAAAATAATATTACAACGGCAGGGTTTCTTTCAGGTTGTGTAAATGATCCATATACAGTTGTTTGGACATTTAGTGATGACACAACAGAATCGGTAAATTATAATGCACAATCAAATGCTGATGTTTCAACAATGTATGAAATTGTTAGTAAAACAGTAACGGATAAATATATTACATCTGTTGCTATTGAATATGACGATTATGTAATTATTGATGATATATACTGGACTTATGATACTACACCTACTACAACGACATCTAGTACGACAACAACTTCTAGCACCACATCTACGACTACTACATCGTCTACGACTACGACTTCTACTACTACCACAACGACAACTTCGACTACTACTACGACGCTTGACCCTTTAACAATAGAAAGAAATAATAATTTTCAAGAAACTGGTATTTATGAAACCAACCAAGAAAGACAAGAAAGAGAAGATCGAGAGGCTAAAGAAAAAGCAGAAGAAGAAAGAAAGCGAAAAGAGAGAGAGGCAGAAGAAAGAAGATTAAAGGCAATAGAAGATGAAAAAAATAAAAACTTTGAAGAAACTGGTTTTTACGAAACTAATTCTGAAAGAGCAGATCGAGAACAAAAAGAATATGACGATATGCTACAAAGAAACTTTGAAGAAACAGGATTTTATGAAACTGATGATGAAAGATCTGAAAGAGAAGAGGCAGAGTATCAGGCCTATTTAGAAGAACTAGAAAGAATAGAAAAAGAAAAAGAACAAGAAATAATAGAAGAACTTGAAGAATCGATAGATTTAGAAGATATACCAGAAGAAAATTTACAAGAATTTGTAGATACCATACAAGAAATAAAAGAGCAAAACTTAGAAGAGGTATATGTATTTGAAGAAGAAATAATCGATTTGGAAGATTTAGAATTTGATGTAATAGAAATAATTATTGAAGAAGAAGAAATTTTTGAAGAAGAATTGGAGGAAACAAATGAAGAAGATTTGGAATTTAATACAGAACAAGATAGATCAATGGAAATGGACAATGTACTTGAAGATTCAGAAGATGGATTGGGAAGAGATGAAACAGGATTTGTTGAACTATCTGAAGAAGAATTAAAAAAAGAGATAGAAGAACTAGAAGAAATAATTGTTGTAGATGAAATATTAATAGAAGAAATACCAGAAGAAGAACTAGAACAATTAACTGAAGAAGAATTAATAGAATATGAAGAGGCAAAAGAAGAGGCAATAGAACAATATGTGGAAGAATTGGAAACTGAAGAGGTTATCGAAGTATTGGAAGAAGTTAATGATGTTGGACTTAATAATATTGCAGAAGTTAGCGAAGATGTTATTGAAGTGGTAGCAAAGGTTGTTGAAGAGGTTATAGAAATTGCACAAGAAGAAGATTTAACTGAAGAACAAGTAGAAGTCGTAGCTGAGGTTTTAGGTTTTGAAGAAACAGAAGATGTTGAGGTAATTGCAGAGGCAATAAAAACTGATGAAAATGTTGCACAAGCTGTTGATGAATTTGTAGAAAGAGCAGTAGAAAATGCAGATGTAGAAAATTACACATTGGCAGACGCAACAACAGAGATTGCATTTGAAAGTTTTGTTGCAGACCCTATCAGTGTTATTATTGATGTAGATTTAAACAATATAAGTTTAAATAATATAACTAGCGATATGACGCAAGACCAAAAAGAAAAAGCGCAAGAAGTTATCGTACCTACATTATTGGTAAAGATTGCCTCATTTGCTTTTAGGAGGAATTTTTGATAAATAAAATTTGGTCTTGGTTAATCGAGGCTATAAAAGAAACATTAAATTTAAGTTGGACATTGGTTGGGTTAATTATTGCAACTTTAACCCTTACAGGCCAAGCACAACAAATAACTGCTATGGCTACTGTAATTACACTAGCAATATGGCTTTTGACAATAGGATTTAGAAAATAATGTGTATGGTTACTGAGAAAGAGGACGGCTCTTTTATTCAAATATGTAACTGTAAAAATGGAAGTGAGAATTGTCATGGCTGATAGTGGTTACACACAGAAAGAGATGATAAATAAAGTAATGTTAGATATAGATAAACTGTTTGAAAAACTCGATCAAATTCAGAAAGATTTGGCTACAAGACCAACAAGACAAGAAATTTACGGTTGGATTATTGCAGGTATATCTATTGCCACTTTAATTACAGTTTTAATGTAATAATTTATCGCTTATAATTTTTGTAATTTTAAAAGACATATAGCCTTTGTTGTTTATATAAAAATATATTGTTTTGTAAGAAAGTTTTGTAAGGTAAGCCAAATCACGATAAGACCAATTAACATTATCGTAATAATATTTTATGTTATCAGGGTGCAACATTTTAATTTTTGAGGGTAAATTATATTCTTTTTCATGATGAGGCGATTTATTGTTTATATAAGCAGTTAAATCTATGGCGGTTTCTAAATTACAATTATTCTTTTTAATAGAATTATAAAAATTACGTCTACTAATTTTTAAATATTTACATAGATCAATAATTTGTATATTAAGAAGTTTTGTTATTTTTAACCAGTCTTTTGGTTGATATATAAACAAAAACATTATTTTATTTTAAATTACATAAAATCTTATATATTAGACTAAAATAAATTAGAGATTAAACATGCAAGAAGCATTTGAAGAATTTTTAAAAAATAATCCAAATTTATTGGAAACATCTCGCAAACCCTATTTTCAAAAAGACCCAGAGAGAGAAAAACAGTTCAATATTGCACTTGAAAAATACAAAGAGGGTTATCCAAGAAAAGCAATTGTAAAATGGTTAAAAGAGTCTTGCGGTTGGTCTTTGGCGGAAAAAACTATATCGGATTATATAGGTGATTATGGCGAAAAAACCGACTGAAAGTTTTGATGAATTTGCCTTAGAAGATTATCAAAAAATTATAGATGAAAATGACGATTTAAAGGCCACAAATAGACGAATTTTAAAGTCATTGGAAAAGGCTAAGCAAAAGAAAATAGACCTCGTAAATGCTGTTTATACGGCTGTTAAGGACAATTTAGGCCTATTAGAAATACCTAAGGTAAAACCACCACCAAAAGACAAAAGAAAAGCCAAAGAAGAGGTTGCAATAGCATTATTTAGTGATATTCAATTAGCAAAGGTTACACCAGATTACAACTCAGAAATTGCTGAACAAAGAGTTTTATTATATGCAGATAAAATTATAGAGATTGCAAGAATACAAAGAAAAAGCCACCCAGTTAAAAAAGTGTGTGTATTTGCATTAGGCGAT